CCTGCCGCTGCTGTCAGAGCTTTAGCTAATTTACTCATTACACATAGCTTCCTGTGTAAGCACCGTAGAGAGTTGTAGAGACTTTCCAGAACACCAGTGTGTCCGCAGCAGTCAGCGTAGGAGCGACATTTCCACCAGAAGTCACCCAAGTCATTGTAGGCCACGTTACTGTGTAGCTTGCACCTGCCTCTAGCTGTAAGACGATTGCGTCACCAGAGCTTAGAGAGTCTGTGAAGGTCGTGTTAGCCGAGAGAGTCTTGGTCTGTATTGCGCCGTTGGTAGCGTCAAAGGCTGTGCCTGACAAAGCGTATACAGTGTCTCGAATAGTTTTATTAGTAAGCGTCTGAGTCGCGGATGTTCCTGCTACGTCAGTAAGCGTGTTACTTCCATAAGCTATGGTCTTGTTAGTTAGCGTTTCAGTACCGGTAAGAGTAGCTAAACTAGACGGGAAAGTATTAGTTCCACTTGTTAAGTCTTTGTTAGTCAGCGTCTGAACGCCATCCAAAGTAACTACGCTACCGCCGTTACCACCAACTTGTGCGTAAACGCGCCATGTAGAGCCGTCATACACAAACTGAACATTAACCCCTGTTATGTCCAAAATTAAGTTTTCTGCAACTCCGTTAATGGTAGAGCTATTGCGCCCAACGGTTAGGTTGTTAGAGCCAAAACTAGCCCCCGCATCTGCGATAACAACTTGGTCGCCCGCGCTAGGAGAAGCAGGTAGAGTAACGGTGAACGCGCCGCCGCTAGTATCGGCCAATACGCCTTCTAAATTAGCAGTAGTATAATTAGCAGTTTTGGTGACGTAAGACACGCCCCCCGCAGTTGAAGCATCGATAACCGCAGCGCCTGCACCTGCGCCATCTGTGACAAGCATTACCTTAGCGCCATTGGCTACATCAACCGTAGCGCCTGTGCCCTGCTTTATTGTAATAGTTTGACTGCCCGAAGTGGCATTTTCTATCAACCATACTTTAGAGACGGTGTTTGGCCCAAGAGTTACTTCTCGGGTGGCTGTCAAAGATACTGCGGAAGTAATTTTTAAATAAAACGAGCGCGTAGCATCTGCTGTAGCGTCAGGCATGGTGAAGGTTTCGTTGGCGTCTGCCGCCATTTGCTTCGTGCCGTAGCTAAAACCGTCGGTAATCAGCTCAAGGTTTGTGTTGGTACTGGTGCCCCAAGTGCCGTCTTCATCGCCGGTTGTGATTTCTTTGAGTCTAAGATTGTTTACATAAGTCGCCATTTGCCCAGCTCCTACGCTGCTTTATCGACATCCACCCAACCGGGGGTCTGCGAATCTGTTACATTTGTCCAGTTAGGCGTCTGGCTATCGTCTATTGTAGTCCATCCACCAATTCTTACTATGCCTACGGCACCTATTGCAGTAACTCCAGTTGGAATTATAGTTTCGTTTACAGAGATTCCTACTGTCCCAACCGCACCTGTAGCGGCAACCCCTGTAACTACTGGAACTACTGCGTCTACGGCAGTGCCTATAGCACCTGTGCCGCTTACCCCCGTTGGATATACTATCCAGTTATACGCAGGAGTAACAGTACCAATGGCCCCCGCCGCTGCCACCCCATCAAATACTGGGACTACGGTATCGCCTTCGGCCCCCAGTGCCCCGGTACCCTCAACGCCTGTAACTTCAAAGGTTACAACAGTAACTGCGTCGCCTATCTGGCCTGTACCTTCAACACCAGCCGGTACTACGATGTCGGCAATGAATATAGTTACATCACCAACCGCACCGGTTCCTTCAACGCCTATCGGGATGACAATGTCATCAACAACGACAGTAAAGCCGCCCATCTCGCCAACGCCCTGTACCCCTGTGGGTATTTGGACGCTGCTGTAGTTCGTTACTACGGTACCTACAGCGCCGGTTCCCTCGACGCCTGTGACGATTACTCCATCGCCTATCTTAACTTGCGCAGTGCCTACAGCACCGGTACCTTCTACGCCGACCGGAATTATATTTTCCGATACAGCTATTACTACTGTTCCTATTGCTCCGGTGCCTTGTACAGAGACGTTATAGTTATCGCCCCAAGCACCTTCACCCCATCCTTGGTTACCCCAAGTAGCTCCTAGGTTTAAAATAGTTCCATAGCCGTCCCATGTGCCCGTACCGAAGGTACTTTCACCGAAAGCTCGAACGGGTCCTTGGTAAGCCATGAGGCCCTACCCCCTACTTAAGCGATGCGAATAATCGCAGTAGCAGCCGCAGCGGCAGGGAACTGAATCTGAAAATCACCGGAGCTTACAGTCTGGTCACCGCCAAAGCTCAATACCGCACAGGCAGAGTTGGAGTTGGTGGTGTTGTAGATCATAGCACCGCAAGTAGTGAATGAAGCAGAAGACCAAGTGGTGTCTGCAAAATCAGTGATTGCCGTTGTGCTGTCCGCAGTGGGGGTTACGTTAGTCAGAGTATTACCCCCTGCGCTGTAACCGGTACCGCTCGTCTCGTCACTGTTGCCGGTGATGTCAGAGTAGTTAGTGCTAGCCGCGCCATAGGTGCCTGTGCCAGCAGATGCTGACTTCAGCAGGGCGATTTTGAACACGTCTGCGCCATTGGTAAAATCATGTAAGCCCTTCAACAGTTCGACTTTGAAGCTGGTGGGCATCGCTGTAGTTACGGTAATAGCCATTATTAGCTCTCCAGTAGTTTTACAAGTTCCGGGTGCCCAGCGGCTCGGAATTGGTTTGCCAAAGTGGTGTGGTTAGACTTAACTGCTTGGTGCATATACTGCACCAACACCCCACGAATTTGATTTTTAAAGGCTTCCGCCTGCTCCCGTATAGCTGGGTGGCAGTTCCCGCCTACGTAGATAATCTTGTCCAGTGCCTGCTCTGCAAGCTCTTCTGGGGTAAAGCCACGGCCAGACACTGAAGCCACCGCAACATTACCCATTTCTACCCCACCGCTCGCGCTAAACATCTACCGCACCCCTACTCTTAACTGCCCGTCCCTGTAGGCGTCTCTGCGTAGCTTACCGTCGCCCATATTCCTTAACAAAGCAATGGCCTGTACGTACATCTTCTCGTATAAGGCCACCATATCCGGCTCACCCTTGATAAAACGTATAGCCTCGACCAAAGCGCCATTTAACAACGCAGAATCAAACTCATCACCTAACCATGTAGTACCAGCAGTGACGATAGACTCGGGGTAGTAGCTAAAGTGCATTTCTACCGAATAGTTATCGTCCGGTGTAGGCCCAACAACAAGCGAAGTCTGGTCAAATACCGCATAATGCTTAGGTTGGCCTGTATCTGAAGGCCCGGGGTACGCCTCTCGAATAAAGTTTACGTCCTTGTTCAACAGGTACTCGTAGTCACCATCGCCGTTAATAACGGCCAAAGAGTAGACGTACAGCATCCCTGTCGGCATTGTCAGATACTTGTTTCCAGAGGTAAAACTACCCGTCTGGTTTTTACGTAGTGCGGGAAGTTCTACCGTGGTATAGATTTTCTGCTCGGCCTGATCGGTAAACATAGCAAGCTGCGCGTCCGTAAACGACTGCTCGCAAATGTCCTCAATATTGGTCTTCAGATCGGTGTAATTCACACCCTACTCCTTAAGCCATTGGGCCTCGGGCCATAGTACCTTTGGTTGCCGCACCTACACCGCGAATCTTAACACCGCTAGTCTTCATGTCTTTTGGTGGTTGGTTGCAGCAATCCGCAACGCTATACTTTACTGGCTCGTTAGGAAACTCGATAACCTTCGGGGCCTTTCTGCTTTCTCTTTTCATATCATAACTCCTAAGTTATTGATATAGTTACTTTTCCTACCAACCCAAACGCACTCATACTGTTTGCATATACGGGTTGTATCCGCGCCCGACTTGCTGCGTACTCCATAAAATCCGGCCTTGGGTCCCGTATAGCTTGGGGGTCGTATACTGGGAACTCTCCTAACTTGTTCTGCGGCTGGTCTGGGTTCCAACATTCTGGGCAGGCTTTAACGTTAGTCCGCTTGTCCTTTACTACTAACTCTTTGAGTTCCCTAAGTTTATACTGAAACCCACAAACATCACAGATGGCTAGGGCTTTTTGCCCAGACGCGTATTTATACCCCATACCTACCGCACCCCATATACACGAGGCACCAAGCTAAGGGATGCTTTCTCTCTATCCTCTTGGGCGGCCAAATCAAACTGTCGCTCGTATTCTGTCTGTAGCATAGGAATCCTAGGCATCAATTCTGGGTCTTTCTGCGCTATATAATACGCAAGCCCTGCAACGAGGCAGGGCAAGAAACGGAAGTTGACATCGGCGGTATTTACCCCTGTCCCAGCATCCTCAATACGGCGCATCCGCCAGTATTTCAAAACATAGGTACTCGACGCATCCGGCACAGGCCATACAGTCACAGAAGGATTTGCCTGCCCACGGTCTACGTAAAGCTGTATCGGGCGCCCTTCGGATAACTTGTTGGGGATACTCGCGTAGGTAGAGACGCTGATTCGGGTAATATTCAAATCAGACTGGGTAGTGACATTGCCCTCGCCTGTACGTACAACATGCTCTAGTAGGTCAATAGTGTCGGCAGGGAGAGCGTAAGTGGCTGTTCCATCTACTAAATTTATGCTGCCTTCCTCGATGGTCCACATGTTGATACCACGGTTCTGCCACTCAATAGTTAGCAGGTTCATGGACCGACGAGCGGTACGAAGATCATAACCAGAACGCATCTCACGACCGGCACGTTCCCACGCTTCTTCCGCAATTTCGGTGAAGTCCATGTTAAATGTTGCTGTGCCAGATGTAGCCATCTACTTTTTCCTCTTCAGTGGCTTAACCCGTTTAGGCGCCCCTGCTGGTTGCCCTAGCCGCTTTTTCTGCGCTATACGGGACT